CGCGGACGAGCAGGGTCGCGGCCAATTTCAACGGCTCGGGGGCCGTCGCGAAGCCGGCGGAATAGGTGACGACCGTCTTCCCGGTCGGCCAATAAACCTCGCAGCCCGAGGCGCTGAGATAGCGCAGCGTTCCGGCAGATTTGTCGGCCTCATAATTGTCGGTCGTCAGCGTCGTTCCAGCGACCACAATCGAGGTGATCGAATGGAGATAGCGGCGCGACAGAACCAGCGTGTGAAGCGGTTCCTTCAGCCGGATCGTCTCGACGATGGTTTCGCGCATGAGAGTCGGCGGCGCCACGCCATCAGACGGGACGCCGCACGACAAGCAAATCGCGTCGGAGATTTGCGCTCCGAGCGCGGTCAGGGCTGCATCGTTGCTCGATCCCGTCTCGCCCACCGCCGTCTTGATTTCGGCAAGGGAAAGGATCGCCCGGCTTGCCGCCGGGGTCGTGATCGAGAACATGCGCCGCCCTTTTTAGACGAGGATGATGTGGAAGGTGCCGGTCGCAGTCGCACCGCCGCCGCTGACCACAATTTTCACGCGGTCATTGGCAATGGCGATCTTGTCGTTGACGGCAGAGCCGCCGCCGGCATAAAGCGCCGCCGCGCCAGCCGTCGAATGCGTCGGCTGACGGGGTGCGCGGACAGCCGAGGCGGAAACATTCGACTCTGTCCAAAGAGTCTCGTTCGTCGTCTCGGTCGTGATCGTGAATGTCGGGGTCGCGCCAATGGTGCCTTTCACATAGACGATGTGAGAAAGCACCCCGGCGCTGATCGGGTCCGAATAGACCGTGGCGGCGCCAGCGCCATCGGTCGTCACAGGGACCGTGAGGCGGCGAACGAAGGACATTACGCCGTCGCCTTCAGCACAAGGAAGTTGATGACGAGGACGTTGTTGCCGGCGTTCGTCGCATGAAGGTTGGTCAGGCGAAGCGTGAACGAGCCGGCGGCGACCGCCTTCACATCAACAGCGAAATCGCCGGCAGAGGTGTGCGTGGCGATACAGGCGACCACAACGTCGGTCGCGGCGACCATGCTGTTCGTGACGACGAACTCGGCCTCGGCGCCCGCCGCGACGGTCTGCGAGACGGTCGTGATCTGGCCCGAGAGGGCGTTGATCGTAACGCCGTTCGTGATGGCCGAGGTCTGCGTGAACGCCGTCTGGCCTTCAAAAGTGATCGTGCCGCCAGCTGCGACAACCATCTCGTCGCCGCCCTGCTTGGTGTAGATTTTCGGATTGTAAGATGCGTCGGCCATTTGCCGGCTCCTTTCGCGTGTGCTGGTTTAGGGTTACTCGCCAGCCATCGCGGCGAGGGCCGCTTCGGCTTCGTCCTTCGTCATGGCTTCGGCGGTCAATCGCTCGTCGCCACGGAAGATTGCGTATTTGCCGCGCCCGATATGGCGCACGACCGCCTTTTCGACCCCGTCGCCCGCTTCCAGCGCGTCGAGGGCGTCCAGTGCGTCCATTTGCTCGCCGGTAGGGGTGTGGGGAGGGGGGTCAATTGGCTCACCACCGACCGCCGGGGGCGATTTTTCGGGGGTTTTGACCGGGGGGATGACCGGGGCGGGCGCTTCGACCGCAGCGGTGATCAGGCCCGCCGCCAAAAGGCCGGGGAAAAGGTCGGGGCGAATGGCGTGGGTCTCGCCGGCAAAAAGGCGAACGATCTGAATGCCGTCCGCTGAATAGTCGAAATCCTGACGAATGGTCGCTTTCATCGCGCGCCCCTGCTATCGCCCCGGCGAGAGAACCCGCCGGGGCGTTATTGATGATCAGGCCCTTACGGCTGGTTCGCGGTCGGCAGCTTGCGCGGATGACCGAGCAGCCACACGCCGGCAATGAAGGCATTGCCCGTGTTGTTGGCCGGGGTGACGGTGACGCGCACATAACGCTTGTCGCCGACGTAGCCGATTTTGCGGACCTTGTTGTCTTCCGCGAAGGTGAAGGAAGCGAGGGCTTCCGTGCCGACGAGGAATTTGTCGGCAACCGCAGCGTTGTCCGACAGGTTGGCCGCGTCACCGTCCTCGACGAGGACAGTGAAGGTCGCATCCGCATCGGCAAGCGCGCCGGTGAGGATCAGATACTCGACCGAGTCATAACCCTTCGTGTCGATGATCTCGGACACGAAGGCCGTATCGTTGGTGACGGCGGCGGCGGGCGAAACGCCGCGCGCCACATGGATATTGTGGTGAAGATCGCGGAACGCCATCTTCGGCTCCTTTCAGAAAAGGGGTGAGGAAGGGAAGGGCGGCGCGCATCAGCGCGCGCCGCCGAAAATCGGCTCCGATTAGGAAGCGGCGATCTTGAGCTTCTTGATCGGCTCGGCCTGACGGACACCGCCACCGACGCGACGACGCGCGCGGAAAACGACGAGGCCAGAGTCAGCGCCGGTCGTGTAATCGACCTGCACCTGAAGCGCGATGCGATCAACGATCACATAAGCGCGACGGATATCGCCGAAGATCACGGGATAGGTGCCAGCGCCGATGGACGGCATGTCAGGCACTTCCATGTAGCCCGCGCCGAGAATGGTGTTCGGCACAGCGCCCGGGATGCCCGGCGTCCACAGGTAGTTGCCCTCGCCGTCCTTCAGCTTGCGGACCTCACGGATCGTCGAGCGGTTCATGATGAACTGCGAGGACGAAACGTAGAAGGTCTTGGGCGCATAGAACAGGTTAATCAGGCCGTCAGCGGTGATCGCCGTCGCGGCGCCCGAGACAACCTCGCCAACGTCGGCGTTGGTCAGAAGACCTTCCGCCTGATTGTTGACGCCCGTGCCGCTGACGAACTCGACGCCTTCCTTCAGCGCGAACTGCTCGGCAAACTCGCCGCGAAGTTCGGCCTCGAGATCGTAGCCCGAGTCCTCAAGCATCTGCTGCGAAATTTCGGCGCGAGCATACATCTCGGGGGCCGGGATTTCGAGCATGCCGTAAGCCGGGTCGCCCGTGTTGGAACGGGTTCCCTGCTCACCGACGCGCGTGGCGGCGCCAGCGGTCGCGGTGCGCTTGACCATCTTGAGGCTCTGCGAGCCGATGGCGACGACAGTGGCCATCGAGCGGATCGCGGAAATCTCAACGATGTCCTTGATGATGCCGGTCATCATTTCGGACGGAGCGACGAGATAGCCGGCGGCGGTGTCGTCGGCCTTGATCAACGCAGCCTTGCGCTTGTTCAGCGAGGCAACGTCTTCGGGGCGGCGGTCGTCGGGCGACTTGCGGATCGCGCGGTTGAACGCCTCGCGATACTCGATCTCGTCCTTGGAGACATCGCCAAGGACGCCGCCCTTGCCGAAATCCTTACGGTTGAGAACCGCCTCGACGCGGTCAACCTGTTCCTGCATCGCCTTCGCGGCATTCTGCGCGGTGACGAGCTTGGTGTTCATGTCCTCGAAGCGGTCGAGAACGTCGCTGACCTTGGCGATCTTTTCCTCGATCACAACGTCGCGCGCCTTCAGATTGGCGTCGTTCGCCGCCTTGAATTCCCCGAAAGCGGACATAACCGCGTCGAGGGCGTTTTCATGCTCAGCCATTGTTGGCTCCTTTTACTTGGATATGGAGCGAATGTGGTTCGCCAACTTGTAAAGATGGCCCTCATCCACGCTAGGCGCCGGAGCATCCCGCTCGTCGGCTATCGCCAGAGCATCCCGCTCTGGTGCGAATTTCTTTGCAGTCGCCACCGCGATTTTCGCGTCAGCCGCTTTGAGGCCAGCCGACCGCAACGCCAGTTCAAGGCCGCGAACGGTAGGCTCGTCTTCATCGAAGTCCGTCAGGAGGTCGGCGGGGGCGTTCTTGAACATCGCGTAAATCTGCGAGCGCGCCGCCTGTGCCTTCTTCGTCTTAGCCGGAATGATCTCGTCCGCGAAGCCTTCCTCGACCGCTTGCTGACCACGGAACCACGTTTCGTCAGCGACCCATGTGGACAGGTGCTTCATATCGATGCCGGTGCGCGAGGCGTAAATATCGAGGATGCCGCCTTCGAGGTTGTCGAGAATGTCGGCTTCCTTGCGCATAGACGCAGCGTCACCAACGACCAGCGACCAAGGCTTGTGGATCATGATGTTCGCGGCTTCGCCGATCATGATTTTGTCGCCGGCCATCGCGATCACAGACGCAATGGAAGCAGCAACGCCCTCGATTTTGACAATGATCTCGGCAGGGTGCGTTGCGAGCGCGTTGTAGATGGCAACGCCATCGAAAACGGAACCGCCGGGGGAGTTGATGCGGACAGTGATTTGGCTCGCGTCGAGCGCCGCAATACCCTTGACGATTTCCTCAGTCGTCGGGCCGTCCCACCAGCCGCCGATCTCACCATAGATGAAAAGCTCGGCGGTGCCGGCGGCGTTGTCGTAGTTGAGACGAACGCGGCTCGGATCGTTGCTCTTGTCGGCCTTTGCCGGCTCGCCAAACGGGGCGAGGTTCAGAATAGGCTTCTTCATTGATTGCCCTCGACGGGTTGTTGCGCGTCCAGCTTCGACAAGACGGTGTTTAGATTGTCGGAAGCCTCGCGGATCAGCGTTTCATTTTGGGCTGACAAGACGCGCCCGACATTCATACGCAGTTGAGCCGCCGCCGCTGTCTGGTCAGGGGTCGGCGGCTGGTTGGCCGGCGGGACTGCCGCCGGGGCCGGCGGGTTGTTCGTTTCCTCGGTGATCGGCACAAGGTTCGCGGGACGATAATGCGCGTCCCCGTCAGCGAAGCCGTCCATATCCTCGGCCTCGGCGATCTGGTTCGGCGTCATGCCAATCTCAAACATCTGACGATAGAAGGTCGCGCGCGTCCCGTGGTCGCCGCGCAAAAGTTCCGTGTCGAAGAATTTGAAATAGTAGCCGGCCTTTACCTCGTCCTCGGATAGCAACGCGCATTTCATCGATGACTCGAAGCGTCGGTGCCACGGGCGAATCGTGTGGACGGCATGAGCGAGGAACATCTGTTCCGCGCTCGCATAGGTGGCCGACTTGTCGGCATGGCCGATCATGATTGGCTTCACGCCAAAGCCCGTGCAGATTTCTTCGATCTGAAGCTGACGAGTCGCGACATGCTCGGCGTCCACGCCTCGCATTTCGAGGGGCGTGAATGTCGCGTCGTTGTCGAGCACCATCGGCTTGCCGGCATTCGTGCCGCTAAAGTTTTTCGCGATCCAAGCCGCGAGGCGCTTATAGCCCGCGTCGTCGAGTTTGCCCTTTACGGAATAAAGGCCGGTCGTCTGGACCCCATTGCCGAACCGTTGCGCGTGAGCGCGCTCGGTGGCCATTGCGAGGCCAAGCGAGTTGCGCAGGTGATAAACCGCATCGAGACCGCGATAGCCGTCCCACGAAGGACCGCGAAGATGCCAAATCGCCTCTGCCGGAAAGTCTTCAATCGACCCGTCAATGCCTGTGACTTTGTAATTCAGCGAATAGTCGGCGTTCTGCTCGACACAGACAGCGTGGGGCGGAATCACGATTAGCTCGCGCACCTGACCACGGACACGGTTGATGTAGGCGTATGCGTTCCCGGCGAATACGCAATGAATAGTCATCGTCTCGCGGAACTCTTGCGAGGTCTGAAACGGCGACGGGGCGCGCTCGAAAAGCCAATACAGCGGGTGATCCGTCGCCTCCGCGCGGCGACCCGTGGCAGGGTCTTTGCGCATCAGCTTCAAGGGAACCGTCGAGACGCCGTCCGCGATGACGAAACCGCAGCGCAGCGCCGAAGGCACTGACATTGCGCTCGTCCAATTCACCCTTTCACCCGAGACCGTCTTGCGGCCTTCGTCGAGAAGATCGCGCCAGAAGTAGTCCTCAGAAATGGCGTTCTTCGGCTGCGAAACCGGCTGCTCTGTTGCCTCTTGCGGCACAGGCTTTGAGCCTTTCAGCCATGAAAAAAAGCTCATGCCGGCACTTCCTCGTCAATGTCCCAAAATGACCGCCCGCCAGCGGT